ACAGTTTATTCTTCTTCATTTAAACCATACTACAGGTTTAAATTCTATGATGTTTTCCCAACATCACTTTCTTCTTTCATTCTTTCGACAGCAGACACTCCAGAAAGTATACTGACTTCTGACGCATCGTTCAGATTTACCTACTATAATATTGAAAAAATGTTTTAATTGATGTATACTCCGTGATGGAGGTATTGTAATGAGTAAACTTGATGATTTGATGACTGAATGGGAAAAAGATTCCCGAATCGATAGAACAGAACCAGGCAAAGCATTGCTTGACATACCCAAACTACATAGCAAGTATTTGAATATTCTTTCAAGACACAAGTTGCTGGTTAAAGATTCTGAATTCAAATATAACCGAGCAAAAAAGATTCGCTGGGAATATTACACAGGCAAAATGGGTCCTGATGACCTTAAGAAGTACGGACTTGACCCATTTCCGTTTCTCTTGAAGTCTGACATAACAACATACATGGAAGCTGATGAAGAACTGAACAAGCATCTTGCATCAAAAATATTACATGAAGAAATTGTTTCTGCATGTGAAGCAATATTGAAAGAACTTCATAGCAGAACTTTTCAACTCAGGTCTTTTATTGAGTGGGAAAGATTTATACAAGGTGTATAATGGAATTAGATGAACATGACCCAATGAAAAGAAGCAGCCTTCCTTATCCTATGGAACTAGGAAGTCCTGCATTCGCACCAATTGCTATTGAAAAAGAAAAAGACATTCTTTTAAATATTAGCAAACTAAACGCGAAACAAGAATATGACCGAATTATGGAACAGGTCAATGTCTTGAAAAGACAAGCTGAAGCTTTAGCTAATCGGATGCAAGTGAGTGAGATAATGCATCAGTGTAAGTATGGTTTCAAAGTTGTTCATGGACATTATTACTATGTTTATTTTAACTCTTATAAAAATGAAAATGTTCTAAGTATAAATGCACCGAACAGTTGGAGTGCTTTACCTGGTCACTATACATATATTATGACAGTGAGATTGATGGGTGATAGCACATGGGAAGAAGTAGAAGATGAATTTGATAATTTCAAAAAAGAATGAATCATTCATTCATGTGAAGTGTGAGAGAAGTTTAGCACAAGAACTTTCTGACTATTTCACCTTTTTTGTTCCAGGTTTTCAATTCACACCTGCATACAAAAACAAATTGTGGGATGGCAAGATACGTTTGTTCGATTTAAGAACAAACCAAATGTATCATGGGTTAGTTCCTTACATTGAACGTTTTTGCAATGAACGAAGCTACTCAATACATTTTGATAGCAATGTAAAATTGACTGACAATTTTTCAGTCAATGAAGCAATTGACTTTGCTGCATCATTGAATTTGCCTGATACAATTGAACAGAGAGAATACCAGATAACGGCGTTTGTTCATGCTATTAGGAATCGCAGAGTGCTACTCTTATCGCCCACCGCATCCGGTAAGTCTCTCATTCAATATCTTATTCTACGATACATTCAAACAAAGTGCAATAAGGGTCTGTTAATTGTGCCTACCACATCTCTTGTGGAGCAGATGTATTCCGATTTCAAGTCTTATGGCTATGATGTTGAACAGTATTGCCATAGACAATATGCTGGTAAAGATAAGGTGACAGATAAGTTTTTGACCATCACAACTTGGCAATCAATCTACAACAAAGAACCGGAATACTTTGAGCAATTTGATTTTGTTCTTGGAGATGAAGCACATAATTTTAAAGCAAAGTCTTTAGCAACAATCATGACCAACATGAAGAATGCTATGTATAGAATTGGTTGCACTGGAACATTAGACGGAACAAAAACACACAAGTTGGTTCTAGAAGGTTTATTTGGACCTGTGCTGAAAGTAACAACGACTAAAGAGTTGATGGACAACAAACATATTGCAGACTTCAAAATAAAATGTTTAGTTTTAAAATATTCTGAAGATGTTTGCACATTAAGTCGCAAATGGGACTACCAAAAAGAATTAACATACATAGTACAAAATAAACAGAGAAACATTTTCATCAAGAATCTTGCTTTGTCTTTAAAAGGCAATTCTCTAATTTTATTCCAGCTTGTTGAGAAGCATGGAAAAATACTTTATGAAATCATAAAGTCAGAAAGTAAAGAACGAAAAGTATTCTTAGTTTACGGTAATACAGACGTTGAAGTTAGAGAGCAAACAAGAGCTATCACAGAAAAAGAAAACGATGCAATCATTGTTGCGTCTTATGGTACATTCTCGACAGGTATCAATATAAGAAACTTACACAATGTTATCTTTGCAAGCCCATCAAAATCCAGAATAAGAAACTTGCAATCTATTGGTCGCAGTTTAAGAAAAGGTGATAACAAAGAAGAAGCTACCTTATTCGATATTGCTGATGATTTCAGAATAGGCAAACATACCAATTTTACCTTGCAACATTTAATAGAAAGAATTAAAATGTATGATGATGAGAAGTTCTCATATAAATTTTACAATATAGAGTTAAAAAATGGTCAAACAAACTAAAATTATAAGACTTAAAGATGGTGAAGATATTATGGCTAGCTTCATTGAAATGTCAAATCATATGTTGATTTTGGAAAATCCAATGTCTTTATTCTTCAAAAGATTAAGTGTTTCGAAATCAATGGTCATGATGAGTCCATGGTTGCCTATAGAATTGATTCAACAAAATGTTGTTGAGATATACAAACATGAAGTGTTGACCTTTATCGAACCAAAAGAATCACTAATTGAATATTACAATAATGCCGTTGAAGAAGCAAATGAAGTGATGAAACAAAGTGAGAGAATCATTGATGAAGCATTGCTTGAAGAAGCAACTGAAGAAGAACTAGATGAAGTTACCTTAGATGACATGGATGAAGAAATTAAAGAGATGCTACAATCAAAGGAACCAGGCACCAAAAGGAAATTAATTCATTGATGAAAGGCAACACCGAGATTGTAAGAGACAGTTTAAAAGTTGTCAAGTCTTTTTTTAGGAAATAATGAATGTCAAAAACAAAACACTATGTTAATAACCCCGATTTTTTACAAGCACTTATAGAATATAAGCAAGCTTGCGATATTGCAAAGAAAGAAAACAGAGAAGAACCAATTGTACCCAATTATATTGGAGAATGTTTTTTAAAAATTGCAGAACACTTATCCAGAAAGCCAAACTTCATTTCATATTCCTTTAGGGAAGAAATGATATGTGACGGCATTGAAAACTGCATTATGTATTTTAGGAACTTTGACCCAACAAAGTCGACCAATCCATTTGCATACTTCACACAGATTATCTACTTTGCATTCTTAAGGAGAATACAGAAAGAGAAGAAACAACTTTATGTCAAGTACAAAGCAACGGAACAGTTTGGTATACTGGATGAAGCAGAACTCTTTGAGGATTCTGAGGGTAATGTAAAACAGTTTGTTTTGTATGATAACATTTCCGAATTTATTCAAACGTTTGAAGAAAAGAAAAAAGCAAAGAAAAAAACCAAAGCAAAAGGTCTAGACAAGTTTATTGAAGAAGATGTTGTCTTGGAAGAATTGCCTGAAATAATTGAACAAATACCTGACAACTTATAATTTTTGGAGTATACTATGCTAGTTTTGCCTGATGAGATGAACGGTAAGCCCGTAGGATTTACATGTTCTACTTTTGATTTGCTACATGCTGGTCACATATTAATGTTAGCTGAAGCTAAACAGATTTGTGATTACCTAATTGTTGGATTACAAATTGACCCATCGATAGACAGAGAAACAAAAAACAAACCTGTTCAGTCTATTGTTGAGAGATACGTACAGTTGAAGGCAGTCAAGTTTGTTGATGAAATTATTGTCTATCAAACAGAGAAAGACCTTGAGGATTTGTTGATGTTCTTGCCCATTTCTATTCGGATTATTGGTGAAGAATACCGAGACAAACAATATACCGGTAAAGAAGTTTGCGAACAACGAGGAATTAAGATATACTACAACGAAAGAAAGCACAGTTTTTCCACAACTGAATTGCGTAAGAGAGTTGCAAGTAAACCTACACTATGAAGCTGGCCTTAATAAATGATACTCATGCGGGAGCGCGAGGAGACAGTCTGTTGTTCAACGAATTCTTTTTCAAGTTTTGGGAAGGCACATTCTTTCCTTACTTGAAAGAGAATAACATTACTCATGTGATACACTTGGGTGATGTAGTTGACCGCAGAAAATTTATTAACTATGTGATTTTAAATCAGTGGCGCAAAAGATTCTTTGATGTTCTACAAAAAGAAAACATCACCATGGATGTTCTGGTTGGTAACCATGATGTGACATATAAGAACACAAATGAAATCAATGCGATGAATGAGTTGTTTGACCATTATGATAACATCAGCGTGTTCACTGAACCTGCACTGAAAGAATATGGTAGTTTGCCTATTCTATTGATGCCTTGGATTAATAGTGGCAATTATGACCAATCATTAGATGCATTGAAAAATTCTGTAAGTGAAATTGTTTTCGGTCACTTTGAGATTGCAGGTTTTGAAATGGACAGAGGCAACATTTGCCATGAAGGGCTTGATAGCAAGTTGTTTGACAGATTTGACATGGTCCTTTCAGGACACTTTCACCATAAATCTACAAACGGAACTATCACATACTTGGGCAACCAGTATGAGATAACATGGGCAGATTATGATGACCAGAGAGGGTTTCATGTGTTCGATACCGAAACCAGAGAGTTGACGTTCGTTCCCAACCCACATAAGATGTTCTACAAAATACATTATGATGATACTGTACAAGACTTTGATTTTTGGAAAAACTATAACTACTCACAACACAAAGACACTTATGTGAAAATTGTTACTGTAAACAAAAACAATTCTTACATGTTCGACTATGTGCTAGATAACCTGATTAAATCTGGTGCTGCCGATGTTGTTGTAGTTGAGGATTTTTCCGACTCAATACTCAGCGGTGATGATGAAGTGGTTGACCAGGCAGAAGATACTATAACTATTTTGAATAAGTACATTGATGGGTTGACAATCAACATTGAATCTGATAAACTCAAAAAGATTATGCGTGAACTATATGTTGAAGCCATTAATGTAGAAAATATTGATTGATGATTTTTTTCAAGAGTTTAAAATTTAAGAACTTCTTATCAACAGGTAATTACTTCACTGAGATTAAATTCGATGAAGCACCAAATACCTTGGTTGTTGGTACAAACGGCGCAGGCAAATCCACTATGTTGGATGCATTGTGCTTTGTGTTGTTTGGTAAAGCATTCCGAAACATCAACAAACCACAACTTATCAACTCAATCAACCAAAAAGATTGTATTGTTGAATGCTTCTTTACTATCGGAAAGAAAGAGTATCGCATTGTTCGTGGTATAAAGCCAGGCATATTTGAAATCTACTTGAACGGTGAAATACTAAATCAAGAAGCTGCCTCAAGAGATTACCAAGAAATACTTGAGAAACAAATTCTCAAACTAAACTACAAGTCTTTCACGCAGATTGTTATACTTGGTTCTGCATCTTTTACTCCTTTCATGCAACTGTCTGCTGCCGACAGGAGAGCCATCATTGAGGAGTTATTGGATATTCAAATCTTTTCTACGATGAATTCTTTATTGAAAGAGAAAGTATCTCTGAACAAAGATGAAATTACCGAAAACAAATTTGCAATTGAACTTGCTGAACAGAACTATGAGAATCAAAAAACTCAAATAGAAAAATTGAAGCAGAACAATGAGAACAAAGTAAAAGAGTATGAAAAAGAGATTGAGAGTAGTGATAGTTTGGTACAAACCTTACATGTCGAAGTTGATAGACTTACATCGAATGTTTCGACACTCACCAAACAAATCTCTGGTAAATCTGAAGTTGAGAATAAGGTCAAGAAACTTAATAAACTTGAATCGCAAATTGAAACAAACTTATCAAAATTTCGACGAGATATACATTTCTTTGAGGCAAATGATAATTGTCCAACGTGCAGGCAAACCATTGCCATGGAGTTTAAAGAGGCGGAGCTTTCCAGTATCACCAACAAGGTTAAAGAATGCGAACATGGTCTCAGCCAATTGGAGACAAAATTACTCCAAGAGCAAGACAAACTAAATGCTATTTCGGAATTTCAGAAACAGATTCAGCAACTGAATATTCAAATTGCACAAAAGAATACTACTATTACTGAAACAAACAAGTATATTGGTAAGATTCGAAAAGAGATACAGACTCTGAAAGATAATAAAACAAACCTTGATTTGGAAAATATCAAACTCAAAGAGTTAGAAGATAAATTGACTGATTTGAATTCTCAGAAGAAGAAACTGATTGAAGAAAAGGCAGAGTATGAAGTTGCTTCTATCTTGCTGAAAGATACAGGCATCAAAACAAAAATTGTTAAACAATACTTGCCAGTAATCAATAAGTTAGTAAACAAATATCTTGCAACTCTAGATTTCTTTGTCAACTTTAATCTGGATGAATCATTCAAAGAAACAATTAAATCCAGACACCGTGATGAATTTAGTTATGCTTCTTTCAGTGAGGGTGAAAAGCAACGTATCGACATGGCATTAATGTTGACTTGGCGAGCCGTAGCTAAGATGAAGAACTCAACAAATACTAACTTGTTGATTCTTGATGAAGTGTTTGATAGTAGTTTAGATGCAAATGGTACAGAATACTTAATGAACCTTTTGCATATCTTGGAAGATGTTAATCTGTTTGTTATCTCACATAAAGGTGACATTCTGCAAGACAAATTCCGTAATGTAATTAGGTTTGATAAAGTAAATAATTTTTCAAGGATAGTAAAATGAATGTAGTTGAAACACAACAAGATGATTTTTTAGTCATCAATACGACAGCGCCAACAAGGGTTGTTGAAGAACCAATTCTTCCTTTGCCGATTCTTAGTGATGGGCATCCTAAACTTGCTGAGAGAATGAAAGAATTTGATTTGTCACAAGTGATGAATCCAGAAATTCAAAAATTTATCAAGCAATTAAAGTTGACGATGACAACCTATGGTGGACTCGGCTTATCGGCTAATCAATGTGGTATTAGATTCCGCATGTTCGTTATGGGTTCTGATGAATTTCAAATGGTCTGTATTAATCCTAACATTGTTGAAACCTTCGGTGAACCAGAAAAATTGCGAGAAGGTTGCCTGTCATACCCAGGTTTGTATCTCAATGTTCCTAGGTATAAAAAGATTGTTGTTGAACATTTTGACCATCTTGGTGAATATAATACCACAACACTTGAAGGTATTTCCGCACAAGTTTACCAGCATGAGCTTGACCACATGAATGGAGTAGTGTATACTAACAAAGTTGGACCTCTTGCACTTGAGTTGGCAAAAAAGAGGCAGAAAAAACTTATTCGGAAAATTTCTAAAATCAAATGAGTAGCGAAAACTGGACACCAGATATTCAAAAACAATGGGATGAGTGGTCATCACAAAATCCCACCGATTCCTTTTGTGATGTAGACGAGAAAGAACTGACTGATAGAGTCATTCGTGAACTTGGCTATGTCTCACAGATGGATGTTAAAGAGTACACACTCTATCAGAAGTGGTGTGAGATTCATGAGAAGTATCCTACTGTAGAAACCAATACCATCTTTGGTGTTGAGAATCAACTTGTCGATATTTCTCAGGAAGATATCATTCGTTCTGTTAAAGAGAATATCTGGATTCCAGAATCACCTGAAGATTATCTCAAGATTCAACCTGTGCTTGAATACACTGATGATTCGGGTTCAAATTTCACGACAGGAATCGATGGTAGTGTGGTAAAACACGACACAAAGCGAAGCAAAGAACTTCCTGTTTTATGGAACACGACACGCACATTTATTTCTACGATGAAGAACAACTCTAACATCGGTAGAAATTTAAACTTTCTTGTCAAAGATGATGCAAGCGGTAAGTATCTTGGTGTTATCTGTATCTCATCCGACTTTCTTGACTTGACGCCGAGAGATAAT